AATTGAAAATGTATCAAACTGATCTAACCAGTCGTATACATCTTCTGGGAAATCCTGTCCCTTTTTCTGTGCTGCGTGTTTTGCCATTATCGAACGCTACATTTTCGAACATCTCCAAATCCTCAATAGGGATGTCCGACTCGGACACCTTTGTTTCAGTCTGCTTATCCTGTGATTTTTTTACGGACTTTTCAATTTTTGCCATGTCCTGAAAAATATCTCTCCGGAACTGAATCCGGTAGATCCTTGGAATTGCAGCAGAAGCGGCAAAAAGCACCTCTTTATCATCAATTTTAATTGTTTTTGTCAGCATTTTTATTCTCCCACAACTTTTTAATCTGCGTTAACAGCCTGTGCTGCTTCGGTGACTGTTTCCGGATAATACACTGTCTTATACCATCCGCTGTATACAGTGTCGTCTGTATCTACTGTGGTCTGAGCTTTTACACGTCCGTTTGGAAGCGGAGCATTGCTGATCGTAATTGTTTCTGTACCAGGTTCAATACTATCTTCTTTTGTCTGGGATTCGATTGACGGTCTGGTAGCTGTGCAATTGTAGAGAACTCGTCTGATTCCTTTCTGATCTCCGTCAAATTCAAACAGAAATGCAAATTTCTGTGTATCCGTAGAATCACTGATTTCATGCAGTACGCCTTTTTCGTCCTTCTTTTCTTTCAGGACATCCTGTCTGAAAGAATCCGGGATTAACGCAAATTCTGCATCTCCTTCATATCCGTTGTTTGCAGCTGACACATAATACTGGATTCCGTCTGCATAGAACGGTGAAATATCTCCATTTGCGTCAAGTGATATGGATACAGATCCCGGAATCGCTTTCGGGACTTCAAAAGTAATTGTTCCATCTTCTCCTTCGTTCTGTAATGCGTAATGTGCGTTTTTAAGATTGTACTTAACTTTGTTATCTTTTTTACCCATCTTTATACCTCCATTTCGTATAAAACTTCGTACATTTTTTCTGAGTCAAGATATTCTCCTGTTTTGTCGTATGTGATTCCATACTTATCCAGGATGTCCTCTATCTTCTTTTCATTGTTCCAGTCCTTTTCATCTGAATACAATTCGATATTCAGAACGTCAATCTTTGCATATGTAATCCCGTCTGCGTGAAAATTATCGCTTCCCGGGATTCTCCATACAATAAAAGGCGGCTCTATCCAGTTATGAGTCGAAAAATGATCGTATTCATACGGCAAGCCGATTTCATTTAACATTTCTTTGATATTTTCAGCTGACATCATAGCCTTGACATGATCTCCTTTTCCAGCTCTGCTATTGCTGCCTGTTCTGCGGGTTCTACATGTTTGATTGCGGCTACCCTTCCGCCTCCTCTTTTCTGATGTCCTTTTTCAAGCAAATGCACCAGGGAGTATTTTGTATCGTGGATCGCAATAACTAAACTTGTAGAATTTTCTTTCACAACAGTTTTCTTCCATCCTTTTTTATACTTTCCGGTATTTACCGGGGATGTCTGTTTCAGCTTTGATACTGTCTTTTTTGCAACATTATTTACGCATTCCTTCGTTGTCTCAGCGCATTGTTTTCCATAGTCTTCAACAAGTCGATTTATTTCTGCTGCCAGATCATCAATTCTGATACTATCCGCCATTGTCGCCCCTCCTGTCTTTATACAACTGTACGATCTTTTCCAGTGACAGATATATTACAGGCGGTGTAGCGTCAAATTTCTCCTGAATCTGCACTATTTTGTATTGAGCTGGGTCATTTGATTTTTTTTGAGTATTCAGAATTACAATGTCAAGAGATTCTATGTCGTCCGCATTCAATGTTGCTGCCGGAATGCTCAATAGTTTTGTTATCTTGTTTCCTGCTGTCTGTGCATCAAAATAGCGTCTCTCTCCAATTGTGCGATTTCCGAAGCGAATGTCTTTGAGCTTGGTGTCTACAATCGTCCTTCCTTCTGTTTTGCAGATGCTCAGCATTCCGTCTGTAAACGTTTCAAACTGTTTACGCCTGGCTCTTGGCATATTCTTCCACCTTCTTTGCTATCTGCAGTCCAACGATCTCGCTTTTGTAGTTTTCCCAAAACTGCTGCAGTTCTCCGGAATACTCATACATTACAAGCTGAAAAATGAGTGTTCTTTCCTGGGTATCCCCCAGGAAATCGCACTCCCCTATTTTTCCGGCCAATGATGCCATGCCCCTTTTTATCATTCCAAGGAGTTTTTCGTCTCCTTTTGGATCGTCCCAGGTGATGTCCAGATAGTTTCTGACATCCTTCAGAAGTTTTGATAAATCATTTTCTGACATAGCACTCATTTTATCACTCCTTGGTTACAGTTACGGTATAAGTCTTTGTCTGCTCTCCGTCTGTGACTTTAACAGTTACAGTATTTGCTCCGGCGGTCCATGTGATCTTTCCACCGTTTGTTACTTTGCTGGATCCCGCAGTAATTTCAATCGCTGCTGTTCCTGATTTCGGAAACGCTGTGATTGTATTTGTTGCAGTTGTTGTTTTTGCTGTGTATGCGTCTGTGTCGCTATCAAATTTCGGTGAGAGAGTTAATCCTCCGATTCTCAGATCAGACAGCAGTGCATTATCTACGTGCTCCTCCTGTTTGCTTACGACCTCAAAGCGAACCGGATGCAGATCTGTAATATCCAGAACGACAAAAGCATTGTTGTCCAGTGCGAATCCGTGAGCGTATAACTTGATAAGGTATACTCTTTCATCTTCCAGGAATCTGTATTCATCTGAATACTCAATCTTTCCGTTTTTGGACATTCCTACGCCAAGGAAGTACTTTCCGGCCATTCCGTATACTGCAGTTCCTTCTGTAACTGCTGCCGACTGGATGATTTCCAGAGGAATCGGAAGTGTTGAAACATATACGCCGTCCGGAGACATTGCGCGTGTTGCCGGAAGGATTCTTTTCCAGTAATCTACCGGATTTACGATCATAATCAGGTTATCTACTGTTCTTGCCTGGCCTTTGCTGTTTCTTGCCATGATAGATGTTACATTTCCAAGCTGGATCATATCAAGAGCTGTCATTTTGATAGTCTCTTTTTCCGGATATTCTCCAGACACAACGTTCACTCCGTCTCCTACCTGGCGCGCATTCCGATTGGCATGTCTTTTCCGGTACCATTTACGATTCCGTACTCAAGTCCATTCGCAAGAGCTTCTGTGAGCACCTGTCGCACATAGTTATCTAACCATGCAGGGCCTAAGTCAAGCATAGCTTTTGAAACTGGCAGGAATGCGCTCAGTTTATCCTGAGTTACGTCTACTTCTTTGAATCCAGATGTCAGTTCTTCAATGATCTTACTGCTGAGTTTGCCCCATGCTGCTTTCTGCTCTCCGTTTGTGTTCAACATCATTCTTGTGAGACCAGTTACAGTTGTCGCATTTAATTTTGACAGCAGCGGATGATTTGTTGTCAGTTCTTCAAATACAGAATCAATGATTGTCTCCGGGAAAACAGTCTCAATATTGTTGAGGGCCTGCTTTGGATCCGAAGATTTCATTGCGTCAATTACTTTTTCGTAATACTCTCTTTCTGCGCTTGTGAGCTGACGCACACCTCTCTGCGCAAGTACATTCATATCACTCTGATTTACAAGCTCTTTCGCCTGTTCAAGCACGTTCTCCTCAATATCCTGGCATAATTCCAGATATGCTTTTGAAAATGCTTCTGAATCATTCTCTGCAACAGCTGCGTTCATTCTGTTGAGGATTTCCGTTCTCTTTAATGCGGCAAAATCTTTATTTTTCATTTTACTCTCCTTTTTTGAATCCCTGCAGAAATCCCTGCAGTGTGTGTTTCTCTGGTTCTTCCGGTTTCTTTCCCGGTTCGGGTTTCTGTCCTTTCTGCATAAGCTCCAGCTGTTCTCTGAAAGACTTCGTATCTTTCATATGCTGCATAACTTCCTGGAGACGTTTCTGCATTCCTTCTTTTGTCGTGTCTCCCTCTGGCGCGTGTCCGTAATCCTCTACCTTGTCGATCAGACCATATTCCAGACAATCATCCGGAGTCAGGAAGGTTTCTGCCTCCATCATGTCTGCAAGCTGCTGTTCTTCCAGATTTGAACGCTCAAGGAAGATTTTCCGATTGCTTGCCGTAAGTACGTCAAGATCATCCGCTGTCTTTCTCAGCTCTCTTGCATTTCCGGATGCAGTTACCCATGGTTCGTGGATCAGTGCTGTTGTTCCTACGCCCATGATTCTTTCGTCACATGCCTGTAAAATCACAAAAGCTACGGAATACGCCACTCCATCAACGATTCCTTTTACATGGCTTCCGGACTGCTTCAAAAGGTTGTAGATAGTTACTCCCTCTTTTACAGATCCGCCATTTGAATTGATATGTAATTCAATCGTATGGTCTTCCGGGATTGCCGCAAGCTGATCGCGGAAATACTTTGCAGAAGTCTCGCTTTCGGTATATGACCATGTTTTCCAGTCAAATTCTCCATACGCCGATACATCATCATAGATGTATAGCAAATGTACCGTCGGATCTGCTGCCTGCTTAAAACAGTAATTTGTTTTATTCTGTGTTTTTCCATTCCCGCCATTTTCTCCACCTCCTTCCAGGCTGTTCAATAAATCCTGTACTGTGCTGTAATTCTTTGTGATAAAATGCTGGTTCGCCCATTCTTCATTGATCTGCGGCTGTCCCATTGCACGCAAAATCATGTTAATCGTATGCGTTCCAGACTGTACCAGCTTGTCAATCTGCGTCGCATTGCTGAATATGTCAACATGCTTAACGTGTGACGTGTCTACCATGCAGCGGCTGCCCTTCAATACGGCTTTCCCGTATTTTTTACGGTTGATTTCGCTCTCTAAGGATCCGGCTAATGGATCCAGTGCAACAGTCAGCAGTTCGTCTATTGCCTTGCTGTTGTCCTGCACGTCCCCTTTCAGGATTGACGGAGGGATTCCTATTGCCCTCGCTGTAAAGTCGAATACATCATCATATAGTGCTTTTATGTCTCTTGTTGTTGTTTCATTGTAGTTCTTTGACCTGTTCGTTTCTGTGAAAGTATATCCTTCGAATAAGGGCAGAACTGCATTTTCGCTTTCAAAGAATGTCTTAAAATAATCATTCAGCAACTTTTTGAGAGTATCATCAAAGTTTTTGCTGTTCTGGGCTACGGCTGATATGTCCAGAGTTCCTTTTGAGCCATGTGACTGCATAAAGGTCTTTGCTCCGTACTGGATCAGCTTCGCATAGGAACCATATAGCCCCTGTAGTATCGTATTTACATTTTTCCAGTTCGGTTTTAGATACAGAACATCTGTGGATCTAAACGACCTCTGAAAAGTGTAATCATCAATCTGTACCTGGCTGTATGTGTTCCCGTACAGTGCGCTTCTGGTTGTGCAAAATGAATCTGCTACATAGAGCTGTCCATCTATTCCAGCAACAACCAACGCCTCTCCGTTTCTGAACATCTTTTCGATTAACTTATCAAAAAACTGCTGTTTATTCTGGTTTCTGTTTGGTTCGTAGTTCCAGGTATAATATTCATCCCGGAATATTTCGTCACCATTCAGGAATGTACGAATCTCGCATTTTCCTAACATTTTTGCAAGAATCTGAATTGCTCTCTGAAAAGCCAATTCCCTCAGATAAATTTCTGTCATTATGCTCTCAATCGGATTGTCTGCAATCTCAATTCGAGACACATTTTCAACTGACTGCTCTGGTTCTGACTGCTCTGGTTCTGGCTTCCCCCGTATCAGATTCCTGAATGAAAATCCCAACCTTTCTCACCCCCTTTCAGTAAGTCATTACTCCAATATCAGGCACTGCTGCCGTTTGTGCGTATGGGATCATGTCCTCTATTGTCATTGACGCGACAAGTGCCATAAACGGGTCAGTTTTTCTGCTTTTCGCTTCAATTTTCCCGTAAACATAGTTTCCTATGTCTGCATCATCTTTCTTTCCCGGTTTTCTCCCGTATGGGATCATTTTTGTATTGTTCGTCCCCCAGCGGAGCACTGGATTGTCTCCCCAGATAAAATTGTCATTTGCGAAACAGCTGTCTATCACTGTCGCAACTCTCATTATGTCTGAGGGACGTACAAGCTTTAAATTTTTATATACTTTTGCGTCGAATCCAATTTCCCGGAGTGCTGCTGCCAGCAGAGCATAGCGGAAATCGTCAATCGCAATTCCTTTTATGCAATATTTCATCATTGCTGCTTGAATATAATCAGTGATGATCTCCGGATGTATCTCCACATCATCCACCATTGTCAGCAGTCCTCTCCGTCTCCATTCTTCCAGAGGAGCTTTTATCCTTGGAATATCTTTTGACTGGCTGCACAACCATGAATGATTGATGTCATACCGGATATTTTCATCTCTGAAATGCAGATTTACGGAAACAAGGTCCGTAATCTTCGAGAAGTCAATCCCGCAGGTGCATGTCCACCCTGACAGATCCGGTATTTCTCTGTTCGTGAGCTTTATTTTCTCATACGAACACACTTTTATGTCTGCGGATCCGCTTGGGATATTCATTCTCTTTGTCATAAATGCAGTGAGACGTTCAGGATGCGCTAACCAGTCATTGTACTCTTTTCGCATTTCTCCCATTAACGTCGGGAGATATGGCAAGGACGGATTTGCTTTTTCCCAGTTCTTTTCGTCGTATACTTCTTCTTTGTTGTCCAGTCTGCAGATAAATGGCAGCATACCATTGTCCGGAAGATCATCAAAAAGAATATCCGTCGCTGTCCCAAGCATATCGTCAAGTGGTCCTTCTCTTATATCTCCCTGGGTGGTGTAGTAGGACCGGCGCGGATGTGGTTTCTTTCCAAGTCCGGTTGTGAACACTTCAATGTTCTTGTAGTCCTGATATTGATGTATCTCATTGAACACCACCATACCGGAGCGCATTCCGTCTTTTCCGGATGGGTTGTTTGTACGTCCCAGAATCGTTGATTTCGTTTCTGTTCCTACTACCTTCTCAGATGTCCAGTAATAGAATTTTTTTAATTTTTTCGTATGTTCAGGCGTTTCAAGAGCTTCCACCACGTCTTTGACGGGTCTTAGTGCCTGATCTTCGTTATTTGCACAAATATCTACGTCATACGCCCTGATTCCGTTATACGGACTTACCAGGCAGGCAGATTCCCACGCTATTGTTCCGTCCTTCCCCGCGCCCCTTCCGAGCATACAGAAAAGATCCGGCCAGCGCGGAGTCTTTGATACCCTCCAGTATGTGCAATCGTGCAGTCCCACGACAAAGACCTGCCAGGGAAATAGCTTTTCAAACGGGAAATATTTTGCAATCCCGATATATTTCGTCAGCTGTTCGCTGTCTGTGTATATGTCTTCGTTTTTGAAACAACTTCTGACGTGTGATACCAGTGCTTTGACTTCCCTGGAAGCTCTGATTTTCTCAGACTCTACGGCCTCCATGAACTCCTCTATGCGTGGATCACAATTCGTCATCATCATCCCCCTTTATTGTTTCTTTCGTTGTCAACTCCAGCTTGTCCAGAATCATCAGCATCTGTTTGTTGACAGCAACCAGATCTTTGACCGACTGGTTCTGTTTTACAATCGTTGCTTTCCCGCTTGCGGATGTGGTCTCAAAGGTCACTCCGCGCTTTTTTATATCTGTTTTTAGCTTCTTTTTGACATCATAGAGGGTCATATAGTCGTCCAAAAGGTCTTTGAAGACGGAAATATCTGCCTGTTTTTTTCTCAGCTGCTCTTTTAAGCTTTCTAGTATATCCGCTTTTTTTTCGGCCATTTTTCACCCCTATTTTTTATTTTTTCATCATGTGCGACCTTTCGCAGATTTGTCGAGGCCACCCACCGGTCTCCGACCGGCCGCCAAAAAACGCAATTTTTTCGACCGGGGGGATCAGTCCCAGCGTTCCTCTGTCAGTGGTTCCTGCTTCTGTGGTTTTCTGTAACCATGCACTGCTTCATGGCACTCATGGCAAAGGCTTATAAGGTTTCTTTTCTTCACTCCATGCCACTCGTACCATATGTCCAGAGCCATCTCTGGATGTCTTTTCACGTAGTTTACATGGTGTACTGTCGTGGCTGCTGTGTATCTGTGATGCTCTCTGCATCTCTGGCATTCATTGTGATCCATCTTCAACACCTGCTGCCTGACCTGCTTCCACCTGGTCCACACATAGAACCTGTGTATATCGTTCGCTACGCACCAGCGCACGAACTCTGTTTCCTGTTGCGTCATATTCCTCCTAACTCAAAAGAGGGCCTGCATATAGCAAGCCCTCTCTCGCGGGGAACGATTATTCGTGGCTTTCCTGAATACCACGTTATCAATATATCACTTATTTTGTCCTTCGAGTACCGTATTACAGATACTCCTTTATCTTGTCTTTGTTATTGTTTCTCAACTGTGCCTGGTACTTCTGTATTGCTTTCTGGAAGTTCTCCATACTCTTTCTGTACGTTTCTACTTCCGCAATGTTCTTTTTACCGAACATACGTCTGTACCTTGCCTGCATGTTCCTGATCCGTATCAGCATTCCTTTCGTCTTGTTATCCTTTAACAGTACAATATACTTTTTTCCGCACTGTTTGCACTGAATGTATTGGATGTCCAGTTCTGTCTCTGGTATATGTTCTTCCTTTACGGTCTGCTCCATCTGGGCTTTGCATTTATCGCATTCTATCATTTAATCCTCCTTGCTATGATACTGTAAAACCTCCTACGCATTTCATAGAAGTATGATCTCTCGCATGGAATGCTCTGGCTTTCATGGTCTGAAATGTGCAGTATTCTGTTGTCACGTAATACAGCAGATATGGATATAGCTCTTTTTCTTTTCCGACTGCTTCCATGGCTGCGTCTTCAATCTTCTTTATCTTGTGTGTGATCTCGGCCGCTTCCATGGCTGCGTCAGCAGTTGAGTCAGAACAGTTATGTGATCCCGGCTGTCCAGTCAGATTCTGTCCGGCTCTTGTGTCTCTCTTTACGGCCAGCTCCTCTTTCCACTCTGTATACTGCAAGCAATAGTTGTATGCGGTCTGAAAAGCTCTTTTTGATATGTTATATTTCTTTCTGTTCAGCGGTCTCACGTTTGGCATTTCTACTCTCCTTTATTTCTCTGCTTTTATACCTGGTCTTCCCATCCCAGTCTCTGTCCGCACTGATTGCAGTAATTATGTCCATTCTGATCTGTTGCTCCGCATACCGGACACTCCCAGAGGCCATCCTCTCTCTGCGAAACTCTGCAAGGGGTTTCTTTTCCTTTCGCAATCAGAAGTTCCTCATAATGTGCTTTTGTTGTGATTATGTATTCGTTCTGTGTCTCAATCTTAGTGTCGCTGCAAAGGAATGGCTTCTGTGCTACGTTATCAATAACTTTCTTTACGTCTCCTATGTCCATCATGGCTTTAATCCTCCATTATAAAATTTTTTCCGAAGATCTTCATAAACTCTGTTCTGCTTCCCCAGTTTTCCTCAAAAGCTCTCTGTCCATCTTCATGCAGCATGGCCATGATCTTCTTATTTGCGTGTACAGCTTCCGGTCCTGTTCCTGCAAGATGATGTATATTGCAGAGATACACCTTTAACCCGTAATGTCCTGAATGTGTCCGATTCGGACACCCTCCAAATATGTGGTGTTCCTGGAGTGCCTGGTATCGTCTGTAATTGTTATGCAGTTTCATACAAAGATAGCAAGTGCCGCTTTCTTTGCTGTGCATGATACTCGGTCTTTCCGGTTCTTTCTTTTTACTCCTTTTTTTCTTTTTCGTTTCGGAAACGACTGCATTCTTTCTCTCCTCCAGCTTTTTCCTGTAACTTTCGTGATAATCTTTCAACCAGCGTGTCTGTCTTCTCTGATTAACGATCACTTTTTACTTCAATAGCGTCCATTATTGCTCCTTTCTCAGCTAAACGGCAGTTCTTCCTCTATTCCATCCGGAATGTTCATAAATCCATCTGCGCCATCCGCAGGAGCTGGCGGTGGTGTCTGTTTTGGCGGATCGTAAGCCGCTCCGTTGTCTCCAGGTGATTTACTTTCAGCAAATTCCTGTTCCTCTACTACAATCTCTGTTGTATATACCTTCTGTCCATCTCTGTTCGTGTAGCTTCCAGTCTGGATACGTCCAGAAATTGTGATCTTCAATCCCTGTCTGAAATATTTCTCTGCAAACTCTGCTGCACGTCCAAAAGATACACAACTGATAAAATCCGCTGTTGCTTCTCCGTCTTTGTGGAATCTTCTGTCTACTGCAAGCGTGTATCTGGCTATCGCCAGCGGATTCTCTCCTGCTGAATATCTTACGTCGGGATCTCTGGTTAATCGTCCCATCAAAATTACTTTGTTCATTTCTTCTCCTTTATCTTTACTACTCTTGTCCCTTTAATGCGATATGCTCTTGAATCTACCATGTCGGAATCTGTCTCAAGAATATGATCCTCTATCAGCATTGTCATATGTCTGTGGACTGTCTGTTTTGACAGTCCGGTTTCTTTTGCAATTTCATATATTGCAGGTGGATAACAGTGTGCTTTTATGTACCCTGCAATGTACTTCAATATTTTCTCTCTGTTTTCCTGCGCTTCTGCTGCCGAATGGTTCATTTCCATCTGCTCCTTCCTGCTTTCCTTCGTTGCGCCAGTTTTTCCGCTGTGTGAACCATATTCTCTGTGTTTTCTGTATAGCTTCCCGGTTCTGGAACTTCTGACAGGCTTATTCCGGCATTTGCGAACAAGTTTCTAAGGCTTTCGAATACTTTCTGTCCTTTTTCTCTGGCTTCTGCAAATATCTTTGATATTTTTTCTACTGCCTGCTTTAATTCTTCGCTGTTCCAGGAATAGTTTTCTGGATGTTTCTCACCGCCCCATGGCTTGCTAATGGCTTTGTGATATTCCTTTCTGGAGTAATGCAACTGCTTAGGCGGATTCTTCCCTGTTTTTTTCTTGTAGAGCTTCTTTTTCTGTCTTTTATTCATTATTTACCCTTCTATTCCAATCTTCTGCAATCAGTTCCATCAGAATGTTTTCAATTCTTTTGTTACCTTTATAGTTTTTTCGCATTTCAACGTTGCATTTATCACAACGCGCTTTTGCTCCAAGTGTCGTAACGGACGCTTTTATTTTTGCTTTTCCTCCGCAAAACGGACATGGCTTTAGTTCACTCATGTTATCCCTCCTTTACTAATTCTGGATTGTCGAAAATATTTCCTTTGACTTCAACACAGTTTCTTTCATTGACATAAAATCCAAGATTACAATAGCTACTTCCAAATTCCTTACCAAACACATAACTATAATCTAATGTCCAATCTCCACTGTACATTTTTACAATTTCTGGATATGGTTCTTTTCGATCACAAATATCATTCTCCCAGATTCTATTTCCATTCTTATCTGTCAAGCCTGTATACTCGCATATTGTATCTGGGTCAACTTCATCAAAATCAATTCCTTCAATGCTCCACTTGTCACATGCAGTACCTTCGTATGGTGATATTACCAGTTTCCCTATGAACATACGCTTTTCCGCCGACATTCCATTGTCAAACAGGCATCCTTCTATCCATTCACCGTTATCTACCTTTTTCCCTTTAAATATAATTTCTCTAGTCATATCTCTCCATTTCAATTCCATTGTCAATAAGTTCCTGCATTTCTGCGTCCAGAATGCGGACGTAAGTTCCTCTTACCATCCGCATTACTTCCGGGCTTAATTCTTTTGTGTTCTTTTCTGATACCAGGCTTTTAGCCAGGGCGAATACATACGCAATGCTTTCATCCTCTGTAACTGTGTCTTGAAATTCGATCACAAGAATTTTTCTTCCCTCATGACTTATGATCCATGCGTTCTTTACAATTTCTTTGTGCAATTCAACATGAACATAAAACGGTTTTTCCTGCAATTTCTAATCCTCCTGTTATTTCTGCAGTTCTTTTAGGAACTCAACCAATTCAGTCTCTGAATTAGGGAATTTATTATACCGTGTATGATACGTCCATTTCGGCACGCCACCATCCCGATCTGGTTCAGGTCCTCCTACTAAGTGCATGTAATATGATTCCGTTGTAGCAGATACCCACCAGCTTTTTTTATTCCCTAAATCCGGCGTGTATTCTTCTACTATCAGTCGCGCTCCATTATTGAAATCATATTTATAATATTTCACGTCGGTGTGATTATCGGTGTACCAGAGTCCCCAGGCTTTGTAGTTTCTCAGCCACTCCTTGCGCTGATCGTTGTTCCTCATGATCGGAAGAGGTGACTGTTCTGATTCTTCCGGTTCTTCCCGGCAATCTTCTACAAGATTTTTAATGATTCTCAATCCTCCAACAATCAGCTGCTGTTTCAGGATTGTCATATATGGCAATCCTGGCTCTTTTTCTTCGATCTCAAGGAACTCTTTAAGTTTTCTTTCTTCATCGTACAAATATCCGATAATTTCTACGTCTGTAGGTATCGGGATGTCTTTTAAATCTTCCGGCCACGCATCGGGAATTTTATCTGTATTTCTCAGATGTTTTACCATCTCGGTAAGGTCACCGGAATGGTCTTCCTGCTGCTTTTCGTCCGGTGTTTCTGCTGCCGACTGGCAGCTCTTTTCCGGAATCCACTCACAACGACTGTTGCAATCATCCGGGCACTGAGAACAACAGGTATATTTTTCGTCACAATAAGCAGCTGCTCCACACAATCCAGATCCGGATTGACCTGTGATACATTTTGCCGGTCCTTCATCCTCTTTTGTTTTGGGTTTCTTTGGCTCCGCATCAAATTCCGGGGATAATGGATCATAGAGGTTCTTTGCTTCTACGATCAATCGTCCGTATTTCATGGATACTTTTTCATTGTTCACTTCAATTTCAAGTCCTGCAGAGAATGACATAAAGCTATAATTTACTTTGCCCCCGCCTACCGCACTAAATCCACCTGGTGCAAATTCCAGTTGTACGGCTTTAGCAGCTTCTCCATTATTTTCGCATCTTCGGCATATCCTCATGATTGTTTTTAATTTCTCTGGGTAAGCTTCACAAAACGCTTTGACTGCCTCCGACTCTGTAAGTGTGCTCTGTGGCTTCTCCGGAGCGTCTACGGATACTATGCGGACCGGCTTCTGTTTCTTTCCGAATCTTTTCACCAGTTCCTCAGACAATTCATTCCATGTCAGGCTGCTCTGCATTATACTGTCAGGATTGAATGTTATCCCCTCTTTGCTGGCCTGATAATTGAAATGTCCGTTTCTGATCCTGACATCCCGGTACCGGATGCTGATTAAGTATGCAGCCATTCTTGTGTCGCATTTGAGGACTCTTTCTCTCTCTCCTTTGTTTAAGGCTTCAAATAATCTTTCTATCTGCAGCTCTGGCTGTACCGGTGTGTCGTTCTCTGGCGGTCGCTGCTGCCCTGTCGCCTGTTCAATCGTGAATTGTCCAGGAATGTCTCTGTTATTCTCCTGCAGGCTCTTAAATGCTTTGATCTCTGCTCCTGTAATCCCGTCGTGGTCCTCATAGTGTTCCATTGCCTTTTTCTGGTATGTTTCGTCCAGATCTGCAAGTTCACGAGCTACTGTGATGTTGATTTTTGCGGATTGAAACTCTTTCATCCATTCCGGGCTGAGTTTTTTCTGGACTGCATGGTATCTTTCCATCTGCGTTCCGGATACTCCGATTGTCTCCCGCACCATGTCCCTTGTCTTGCCTTTCAACTCTGTGAGTTCTCGCAAGCCTTTTATAATTTCTTCTGTCTCAAGAGCTTCTTTCATCTTCTCCCAGTCCGTTTTTTCTCTGAACCGGTTCGCCTGGATAACTGCCAGTTTTTCAAGAAGCTGCGTTGTCTCATGGTCTTCTTCGCCATCCTCCAGAAACATTTTTCTGGTATCAGCCTTAACTGTCGTGTATTTGCAGTTAATTTTTCTAAATTCCTCATGTCCTTCTTCTACCAGCATTCTGCAACACATCGTTCTGCAGTGTCCGGAAATTATGTGATCCTCTCCGTTTACATCCTCGATCAGGACATCCTGCATTACTCCGAATAGCTGAATTGAATTTTTCAAACCTTGGATCCGGTCCGGGCCTGTCCCGTAGAAATTTTCTTTCGACGGGACAAGTTCGAATACGTCTCTGTATACGGTATCGCTTGTATTTTCCTGTTGCACCTGCTTCGGACGTTTGTTCACCATATCGGCAAGGTTAAAAGCCATCAGTCCTCCTCTCCTTCCTTTGCGTATTTCACTGCAGTTATGTATTCATTTACAAGGTCCTCGTAGTCTTTCGCCGCCAGAGAGCGCGGAGAGTACAGTGGAATCGGTATCCTTGCATACGTGCTTTCAGATACCTTTCTGGAATATCTTATTTTTGTCTGGAGCATTGGATAGCCTGCTGCCTGGATCATTTCCAGTCCCTGTCTCTGGGCTTCGTTTCTTCTGTCGTATTTCGTGATAAAGATCCAGAAATTTTCCAGATCTTTGTTCAGGTCTTCTTTTGTGTATCCGATCTGACTCACCAGCTCCGGCAAGCCTTCGGTTGTGTTGTCGTCGATTTCAACCGGAATCAGTACATCATCACACGCTGTCAGAGCGTTGATTGTTGATACATTAATATCCGGAGCGTTGTCAATGATACAGAAATCGTACTGATCTTTCACGCATTCAAGAGCGTCCCTGATACGGAATTGCTGTGGACGCGTCTGATCTAACATAACCGCTTGGTTTGCGCTGAGCAGGCGCATATTTGCCGGAAGTACATCCAGATTCTCAAAGTCTGTGTGCTTAATTAGTTTATCCATCCAGTCCTCCGGATGCCTGGCTGTCATAATTCGGTCAATTCCTTCCCCGTCCTGGGTGCGGCGGTTTAATCCACGTGACGCGTCTCCCTGCTTGTCATTATCCACCAGGAGAACTCTGTTCCCCTGGCTTGCAAGAATATATGCGACACTGTTTGATGTAATTGTCTTTGCAACTCCACCTTTTAAATTTATTACTGCGATTGTTCTCATAATCGTTTCCCCTTTTTGTTATTCTCTTTCTTTTCCTCTGCTGCAGCCTTCGAACGCTTCTAGCCTTCCTCTTAATCCACGATCTGTTCTGCAGTAGCACATCGTTTTATCATCACATGCTCTATATTCGCACTCTCTGCAAAGTACAATTCTTCTGTACTTTTTCAGCAACTTCCAGGCCTCACTCTGGCTGAAAGAATTGATTTTGTCATATTCTGTCTTTATTTTGCTTATGTGCTTACTCATTTCGCACGAACTGCAGAAATAATACTCAAGTGCTTCCTGGCTTGTTGTCTTTTCTCTATACTGACAGATATTGTCGCAGATGTAAGTCTCCAGGGCTTCAATGTCTGTGTCTATTCCTTCGCTTTCGGTCTTCGTCGGCGCGGCGCATCCATTCAGGTTTTCCTCCTTCTGGTTCGCTTTCAAAGTAAATCCCTCCTTTCCGGTCTTTGTAGTATGTGAATCTGTATCCGGATTTAATGATCTCACCCAGATACTCCATTTCTGCCGGGTTCTGTTCCGGTCTCAGGCTCCATCCCTTTCCCCATATTTCCTCCGGCTTCACGTTTCTTCATTTCCTCCTGTAACCATGCTGAATATGTATGTTTCCCAGTCTGTGAGGATATTGTGATATTGCACTCCTGCAGCTTCTTGCAGGCTGTCTCCCACTCCTGTGCGTTCTTTATCGGTTTTCCTTTTGTGTCCTTGAATCCTGCTGCCATCATGTCGTCAGTTTTCAGAATCCGCGTTGCAACAAATGCGTCTCTTGTATATACGCATACTTCACATTCTTTGCGAAAATGTCCCAGGGCTTTTATAAGGGCTTGCAGGTTCGTCTTGTGATATGTTCCCTCAATGTTTCCGAATCCCTCTCTGGTTATCGGTGCGCCTTTGAATATCGTTTCGATCACATACCCGTATTTACGCTGCATACATTCCTGGGACTGTTTATCTGTCTCCAGATATATGTTTACCTTCATGCCCTTTCCCTCTTTTTCTTTGCTTTCTTCTTTTCCTGCTTTGGCAGTCGAACTGTTCTAATCAGGGTATAAGATCGGTACTGGTAGCCTGTCAGATCATTCACGCTTCATGTAGAGAGTCTTTTTCCACTTCCCAGCCCTTTGGCACTCTGACTTTTCCCCATGTTTTCCAGTGTTTATACACTTTTTTCTCTGGCTCCGGAACTGGAAGGTTGCGTGATGCGGAATAGTTTGCCTCTCTCAGTCTCTTGTCCGTCTCCGGTGTCTTCGTTATGTAGTTAGCCAGTTTCTCAAACTCACCTTTTTGATACAAAAGCTGGTTCTGTATCTGTCCATGTTTCCATGCCTTCGCAAGAATAACGTCTGTATCAGGGATTCTGTTCACAATGATGTGAATGTGCCAGGCTCCCCTTGTGCCGACTTCTATATTCCGCATCCATTTCAGTTCTGCTCCTCTTTTTTTGTATTCCCTTCTGAGTATCTGCAGGAATGCTTTCCAGTCTTCCTTTGCTTCTTCCATGGATTCCGGTCTTTTGTCCTTCTCGTATGATAATCTTGTAAAATAATCATCTACGTCGAAGTTGTTCCGGAGCTTCCACCTTGCCAGTCTCTCCCTGTTGTATCGATTCCTCTTTGCCATCTGTTCCGGAGTGGCTTTCTTTTTCTCCTGCCTCTCCTGTCCTGGTGCTCCATACTTTGCTGTGTGATATTCATACACCTCTATGGCATTCCGGAACCTCATTCTTTTACACATGTAGCTCATTATCGTATCCCCTGTTTTGAATCCATCTTTAATACTCTTAGCAAGTAAGCAACAGGGGCTTTCGTTCCCCTGCTTTTTCGACTTACTTTCATTTATTTTTCAAGGATCCGGTGTTGCCTTTTTGGTTTACATAATACCTTTGTTATTCTTAACTGATTCGCGCCATGCTTTTGCAGCCGCTTCGCTCATGTTCTTGTTGATTGTACTCGCCTGCACTTCCCAGTCAGTTCCGTTAATAATTTTTCTCGCGCAATCTTTCGCTTCCGGATTCGTTTTTTTAATTGTCTGCGCCAATATCTCCAACGCATTGATTAAGAACGGAAGATCTCCCGCCGGAGTTGGAAAAATAAAATCGGAAATTTCGTTCAGCCACATCTGCTGTCGTATTCCGCATAGTGTTCTTGTTTCTTCTTCTCCTGCTGTTTTGATTTTTTTCCATAAATTCTCCGAATCCTTTATAGTCTGTTTTTAACATCTTCAATCCTCCTTGACATTTCCCCGTATTTTCTTTATACTATTTGAAAAGGTTGTTTTTTCTTTTTGCTCTCACGTTGGCGGACGTGAGGGCTTTTTTCATGTCCTGCATCCTCTCCTCAATCCAGATCAGGCCGGAGAGGACGCAGAAAGATACTGCGAATATCAGGATGATTTCCTGCATTCTGCTGTCGATCATCCAGATCGGCAGCATAGAAACCAGGTACCCGGATACCAATGAAATTATTATTTTTCGTTCCATTTCTTATCTCCTTATGTAGTTGTCATAGTTCAAGCTGTTTCCTCTTTTTCTTTTGGCTTTTCCTTCACCTTTACGGTGATCTCAACGCCATGCTTCTTTGAGAGGATCGCGGCAAGAGTTTCATAGAACCTTACCGCGTTAAATGTTCCTTGTGTCTCCACTTTCATTCCCTCCCTCATGCGGACTGTTTTTCAGTCGCCATGCACATTCCCACCTTAACGCCTTTCAAAAATGTATTCATCAGTGTCTGCTTACTGATGTTTAAGGACTGCAGGAACGCTGTAAAGTCTTCCGCTTCTGCTTTATCTTCCTGTCTCAGCATGTTTTCCATGTTCTTCTGTGACATATCTTTCATCTCCTCTTCTTTATAAATTTTTAATCAGATTGTCGAACGAATCTGATTGATTATTTTGACTTCCACCCCTATTCTGTAAATACAGGATGTTTTTACATCCGAGTACATAGAAAGGAGCAAACAGATGTTACTTACAAAACAGGACAAACAGATTTTATACAAACTGTATTCTGAATATCTGAACCGCAGAAAAACCGGTTTATCAATTTCAGAATCCAGCAACTTTGTTTCCGGAAGATCTATCCATGAAATTTCTTCCCTGAAATGCCTTATGAGGATATAGATCATTCTTTAAGACAGCTCGGCAAGAACAATTATTTGAAAAACACGTACGCAGACAACGAAGTCTATCATTGTGTTCTTTCAAATGATGCAATTGCTTACATGGAAGATCTTCCCAAAGAAACTTTTTTATCTGTAGCTGACTTTGTTTCCAAGTTTATTCCTTGGTAACTAATTCCCAATCGTCAGCCAGCAGATCATTGGCCGTTGGGTTCCAGCATCTTGCAGGCTGCTGTTTTTCATTTACGATGTAACAGCAGTCGCTGGAATCTGTTGGAAAAACCTTGAAGCCGAAATCACGTAAACTAGCTCTTGTAATTGGGCTTTTTTCTTTCAGTGCTTTTTCTACTGCTTCATGGATTCTCATTATTTTCGCCTCCTCTCTTTAACCTGCCATCATCAGAGCCGGGTGGTTAATCTCCGGCTGACGGTTATTACTGACCGTTTCGGCTTGTGCTTTTCTTTCTTCTCTCCTATACTTTAGCTATCAGTCTGGACCAGAGACTGAAAACTAAAGAAAGGAGACCACTACATGAGCGAAAAAGAAATTGCAATTCATAATATTGCTCTGCTTTACAGTATTCATAAGGAACTGCACCCTGATGATACTGAAATGACTCTTGAAATGATCGCTGCTAACTACAGCAGAACTGTTTCAGAAGTCAAGGAGATTCTTCTGTAATCTCACAAATAGCGAATGGTTTCAGCTTTCTGATCCGTTCGCTATTTTGTTTTATCGCAGATTCTAAATACTTCGGAAGTAACTCAGCTTCTCCCTGAGTCCATCCGCACTCCTGCATTTCTTTTAAAATCTGCCTTGCTGTTCGTTGGATCATAAATTCGTCTATTCCTCCAACTCTTCTCCTGGGTCTCTCCAACATTCCGCATCCCCTTTCTTTTGTTCGTTCTAAAAACATGATAGTTGTTTTAAAGAATTTTGTCAAGTCATTTTTGTTCGTTTAAAAAACTTTTTCCGTTGACATTCCGTTTTTTCAGTGCTATGCTATTTTTATAATAAAAAGGAGGTGAACACATGACTCGCGGTGAACGTGTTAGAATGGCACGTAAAACTCTCGGTCTCACACTTGAAAAATTCGGCGCCAAAATTGGTCTGAAAAAGAGTTCTCTCAGTCAAGTTGAAACCGGCGTTAATGATCTTACAGAATCAAATATAAAAGCTATTTGTCGTGAATTTAATATTGATGAAAAATGGCTCAGAGATGGCGTTGGCTCCATGTTTATAGAGTCAGAGACATTCAGTCTTGATGAATTTGCTGCGCAGCATAATGCGACAGATCTTGAAAAGGAAATCATTAAGACTTATTTTGAAATCGATCCAGCGATCCGGAGACAGATCCTGAATCACTTTAAAGAGAATCTTATGGGTGCTGGTGGTGCTCCAGACAGCCCAGAAGAATTAGAAATTATGCACCCACCTGTTACAGGTGATGAAAAAACAAATGCTGGATAATAAAACACCCAGCTGCAACTAACTATTTATTTAAGTATTATGATTTGAGTTCCCCCATTAAAGTCAAGATTAATATATATAGTATTGTTGCTGTGATAATACAAAGCGTATATTTTGCAGTTGCCGTAATGTATGTATTTTCTTTTCACCATTGTTTCCACACCTTCCCGTTAGTAAGTAACAGCTGGGTGCAGGAAACATTATAAGAGGGAAACTCATCATAATACTACCGGTAAGTTTTTCCAATCAAGGAGGTATAAATGATGGGTCTTTTTAATAATAGTGGTGAAACCAAAGAAGAAAAGAAAGCCCGTAAGCAGCAGAAGCCGAGGCAAAACAGGCAGAAAAGGATCTTGCAGCTCTCCGTAAATTCGGAATGGAAAATTTAAAAGATCCTAATGATATTGAATCTGTCAAAAGTATTCTTAATGAACTAAGTGGTACCGGTCTTACAGAGCTTGGAATCTCTTTGGGTGCCGGAAGTGATCGTGATATTCAGAAAAATATTATGAACTATCAGCGTGCAGTCCTTGAACAGAATTTTATTATCATTCGTCAGCTTGACAGAATCGCTAAATTACTGTCCGACAAATAATTATCTAGGGGTGGAACGAACATGAACAAGAAAAAGAAATTATTGTCTTTGATTCTTTCTATGGTTATGATATTGTCTCTCTTTACAGTTCCCGTTCAGGCAGCAACCAAAAAGGTCGCAAATCAAACCAAATCTATTACTATGGTTGTGAACCAAAAGAAAGCCATTAAAGCTCCGGTTAAAATGACTTACAAAAGTAGCAATCCCAAAATTGCTACCGTAAGCTCCAAAGGAGTTATCACTGCCAAGTCAAAAGGTTCTGTTGTTGTTACAGGCAAATATAAATCTGTAAAATGGACTTACAAAATCAAAGTAATTGCAAAGAAGGCTCCTCTAGGAACCTATGTATGGATCTGCGATACAGGAAAAAAATATCATCTCAGTAAAGACTGCAGTAAAATGAATAATCCGTACAGAGTGACGATCAGTGAAGCCAAAGCGCGCGGATATGATGCGTGCAAGAAATGTTATAGATAAATAAAAATCGCCCCAGTGTTGGCGCACCAGGACGACTTTGTGAAAACTCTGCAGCTATCAGTTGATGCTACAATTCTTTTCCAGACAATTAGAATTATAGCACGAACTGATACGCCTGCATAGGTGTATTTTTTATACCCATTTTTTAAGGAGTGATACTATGAGTATAACAAATGTTGCTATATATGTACGTGTCTCCACAGACCGGCAGGCAAAAAAGGGAGACAGTATTGATGAACAGCTCTCCACCTGCAAAGCCTATATTGCATCTAAAGAGAACATGGTTCTGGCCGGAACTACATTGACGATGGAATCTCCGGCAGGAAAATCAAACGTGGAGATTTTGAGCAGTTGCTTGATGATGTCCGGCTCGGACGCGTGAATCTGATTATTTTCACTAAACTCGACCGCTGGTTCCGCAGCCTGCGACACTATCTGAATACGCAGGCGGTTCTCGAAGCGAACCATTGTGACTGGCTCGCTGTCGATCAGCCGTACTTTGATACGACCACACCGCATGGCCGGGCTTTCGTCGCACAGTCTATGACCTTTGCAGAGCTGGAAGCAGAGAACGATTCTGTCCGGATCCGGGATGTGTTTGACTATAAATACCGGCAGGGTGAAGTTCTGGCCGGAAAAGCACCTCTCGGATTTTCCATTGAAAACAAACATCTTGTACCTAATCAGGACGCTGAAAAGGTGCTGCATATCTTCCAGTTTTATGCTGCTTGTAATTCCCTGAATCAGACAATCACGCATCTGGAATCTGATATGGGTATCGTTATGACTCAAAGCAATCTTAAAACTGCAATCTTAAAAATAAAAAATATATTGGTGTGTTCCGTGATAACGATCATTATTGTCCTGCCATCATTCCATTGGATCTGTTTGAGCGTGTACAGGAGCTGCTTGCTATTAATGTCAAAATCAGTCAGAAATATAACTATATATTTAGTGGTTTACTCCGCTGCGCTCACTGCGGTCATTCATTTTCTGGTGCTACACGAAAAATAAAGAAAAAGGCTGGTGGCTTTTACAAATATCCTCTCTACAAATGTCATGGCGCTATCCAAGCAAGCGTTGCAGCAATCGCAAAGTTATATTCGAATCATGTATAGAAAGGTACCTGATTGCAAATATCAAGCCTCTCCTGCAGGAGCATATTGCAGAATATGAAATTACAAGTGCTAAAGTGATTGATTATGATTCCCGGAGAGCAGCACTCCTGAGAAAAATTGATAAGTTGAAAGATCTGTACGTAAATGACATAATTACTATGGATGAACTAAAAAGAGATAAAGAGAAATATATAAAAGAATTGGAGAATCTCCCACGTAACCAGGAGCAGAAAGATCTGGCTCCGATCCAGAAGCTCTTAAAGATGGATCTGGATTCTATATATCAGACATTGGAACCAGCAGAACGCCGTCAGCTCTGGAGATCAGTCATTAAAGAAATCCAGATTGACGATCACAAGAATTTAAAGGTCATTTTTTTATGACCTTTTTGTAGTAGTAACCGATAGTAACCTGTTCTTTATTGGGATAAATCCTTATTTTTACTGCCCGGTTTATCTTTCTCACCCTGACTTTCTATATACTGATGGATTGTTCCAACAGGTGCTATATTTCAAAGATTTCTTTTGCTCTCTCTAACATTTTATCGTCCAGCATCTTTCTGCTATATTTCATAACCATGATCAGCTAACAACACAGAATGAGAATTATTATGTACACTCACTTATTGCTTATTTCGACCGTCCAATTTTCAAGAGCATATTGTTCTTTTTTTTCTATTATAATATATTTATTGTATCAGAACAAATGTTTTTGTGATTTTTTATGAATTTGAGCAGACATGCTCGAATGTGCAATTCATCCCATCACCTATAGGACGCCACTGAAAAAGTGGTAAGTTTAGTATCACAGGGCGTCAAATATGTGCAAAAATGTTCCTTGATAATAAAATATTGCTAAAATAGTGTTTTGAGGGATACAAAATCTACCTTTGAGAGATGAATTTTCCTATTTTTCCTCATTTGGGCAGACTTATCCCTTTAGTTTTAAAATTCGTTTTAAATTGACTGCAAATATTGATACTGCTCCTTGAAGTTGCATGTTTGATAGTCCAGCAGCGTCACAACGACTATATCCGTGTATATTTTTTAATTCACTATTTTTTGCCTCTATCATATGGCGGGTTTTGAAACGTTCCTTGAAATATTGTGTTTTTTGAAACGCTTCTTGATTTTTATGATAATCCGATTTAATAGTGATACTATACGTTTTGGTTTTTGCATTTTCTTTATAGCAGCCATTACGATAAGGACAGACATGGCATTTATTAATATCGAAAAAATATTTGATACGTGTATTCTTTTTCTGATTACTACGTTTGTCAATTCGATATTTTATAGCCAAATGCCCCGCTGGGCACTGCATGGTATCCGCATCTTTATTAAAGATAAAGCCGTCCTCTGAACGAGTCCCTTTTATGATGCTCGGGTTAAGCTTTGAAATTAATTTATAGTCATTGCTTTGTGCATCTTTTAAATTTTCCAGTGTGGAATATGCGGTATCTGCTATTACTTCATTAACGGTTGCACCTGCTGCTTTACTTTTTTGAACCAGTACTGGAAGTTCCTGACCATCAAATGCTTCGCCAGATGTGATTGTTGCTGCTGTGATAATCCGTTCATCTGTCATGGCCAAATGAGTTTTGTATCCGTAAAAAGAAGAATTGACCGCTTTATGGCCAATCCGGGCATCCGGGTCAATGGATTGATCATAACAATCAATCTGATTATCCAAAATTTCGGATAACATAGAAGATTCTTCTTTAATCGTTGGCAGTTCTGAATACGGACTTTCCTGAACTGTGTTTAATAATTCATGACAGTATTCATTATACTCATCTAAAGAAGCTCGTTTTTCAGGTTCATCTGGCAGATAAATGTCTTTATCAGAATCTTTGAAAGCTGCTTTTAAAGAAGTAGAGGCTTTTTTCAACATTTCTCTCTGAGTAGTTTTATGATAACGGGCTTCTGTATGAGTTGAGTCAACAATTATAGTATTGCTTTTTAAAACACCTTGATTTATGGCAAGTTCTACACTTTTATTTATGAGCAGATCAAGTATATTTTCATCTTTTAAACGCTGCTTTCTGAATTTGGTTAAAAGACTAGGATGGATAACCTCTTCTTCTGGCGTTAATTCCAGAAAATATTTAAAAGACATATCATATCGTGATCTTTCAACAACACCATTATCAGAAAGGTTATAAAGATATTTTAAAAGCAGATATTTAAATAGCAATATAGGGTTTTTTGCATTACGTCCATTATCAAGGCAATATTTATTTTTTAATTCATCATATATAAAAGAAAAATCGACCAATTCCCTGATTTTTCTTAGAATATGATCTTTTGGAACAATCATGTCATATAAATCTGAATAATAACTAAGGCTAAGTTTAAGTTGGGATGATAACATTTCAACCTCCGACAATTATGATACCTTAATTATATCAGATATATGATTTTACGACCACTTTTTCAGTGGCGTCCCTATAGAGGTGAGGGAATTCTTGCTACGGTTGTTAAAGGAGTATCTGCATGAAAAATAAAAAATGGATCACACTGGCGACAGCAGTCGTTCTGGCGGTGACTGCACTGCCTCTGGGAGTGTTTGCTGCAAAGAAAGATGAGGCGAAGCTTGCAAAAGTTACCTTAAATGAAGTAGCCCATTCCATCTTTTATGCACCGCAGTATGTGGCAATCGAAGAGGGATATTTTAAAGATGAGGGGTTGATATGACGCTTATAACTGGCTTTGGGCAGATAAAACTATGACTGCCGTCATATCCGGCGAGGCGGATATCGGATTTATGGGAGCAGAAGCATCTATCTATGCCTATCAGGAAGGAGCTACTGATCCTGTTGTAAACTTTGCACAGCTTACCCAGCGGGCCGAAATTTCCTTGTGGCAAGAGAAGAAATGCCGGATTTTAAATGGGAAGATCTGAAGGGCAGGAAAGTCCTTGGCGGTCGCAAAGGTGGCGTACATATATCAATGTAAATTATGAGACGATTGTGATTTTGTGTAATTGGGTGGATGGGTTGAATAGTACGAAGAAATCGCAGAAAATAGAATAGCTTTAAATATAAGTGGAAATATTTTTGCTAATATCTCCACTTATATTTTGCGAAATTTTGTTATTTCTTTCCAGTTACTAGGAAATCCCATATATTCAAAAAGATCATTCAACTTCAAATTTGAATTCTGCTTTTCATATCGGTCAAAAATATGCAATAGTTGCTTTTTAAACAGTAAAAAATCGGTCTTTGGAAGTAGATAACGAAAAGTAATGACTACACTAAACAAGTCATTTTTTCCATATATGTATTTTGAACCGTTTTTAGAAATGCCTAATTTTTTATGTAACAATGTATCTGGAATGTCAATATATGTATGATAGGAAAACAACCTTTCGTTATGAGCACATACATTTCGGTACAGCGTTAATACCTTTAAATATTTTATCATTTCATTTTTCTTGACATTTCCAAAATCCTGGCAAATTGCTCCCTGCATATTTTGAGGTAAGAATTCAAACATTTTTGATATCTGACCAAAAGTAAGGGTATTCATAATCACCCATAACGGAATATTATGATATTTGTTACGCTGGTAAACAAGATATTCGTGATCCTTGTTTTTGTTTGCCATCATATCTAGCATTTTGATTAATTTGGTAATTCCATTTTTATTTTTGGGAATATTGCCGTAATTATTGGAGTTGAGATATTCTTCTTGACGTTCTCCATGTTTTTTACAGAAGTGATAAGAAATGGACGAACGCATTTTTCTTTCCACGCGGCATAAATACTTAAAGAAAATCCCACGTAACTCTTCATCAAATTCATAAAGAGCAACTATATCTTCAAAACACGCTTCATTAATGTATTTGCGGGTATGAATATCAATAAAAGGATGTTTATATCCACCAATTAATGCATAATAACTGATATTCTGCAGGGATTCTACCGCAAAATCATCATCTGTAATAACTAGATTTTTTTCATTTTTCAGTTTTTCAACTTGTGCGGTATATGTAATAAACGGTTTGCTCATATGTACCTCGCTGCAAAATGTTCCAGATAAAGAAAAAGGAGAGGGGCCTCGGCACCCTCCCCCGATCGCAGGCTTCTCAAGTTTCTGCAATCTGATCACTAAAGATAATATAACTGATATAACTAAGAAAGTCAATCAGAAATCATCTTTGTTTTAAATTATATTCGGCAAGGACATTTTTATACATTGACCAAGGACCAAGGGGGACGGTGTTTGATGGCTCAAATACAGTCCCCTCTGGCTTTTCCCCAGGTATCATCATTCATCCTCAGAATCATCTTCAAGCTTTTTCAGTCTTTTTTTATAAATTTTAGAAGTAAGCGTTAATGCAAGGAAACATAAAATCTCTATAGAAAAAACATAATAACTCCAGTTGCAATGGAACCGACGAGTTTGTGATAATTCCGATAAGAATGATAAACCACAAAATCCCCATAACAACTGCGGCGATGCTACTGGCCATGATATTGTTCTTAAAATTTGGTTTCAGCTTTCTGTCCCAGATTCCGTTTCTTATGCATCCTACTGTAAGATATAAAGCAAGGCACATAAATACGATCCATTCTCCGGAAAGATCCTGTTTGCTGTCATTTCCTATGGCTATCTGGGTCAGTATTACAGCCAGCAATCCCCAGAAAGCCAGCCAGCATCCATTGTGCTCAATCTTCAGAAGTTTCAGTTCCTGTAATTCATCCAGA